TTTACTGTATCACCATCTAGTACTACTAAACCACAGACGCTAGCAGCAGCTGGCAACGGAGCTATCGTACAAGGTAGACCCGAAGACATAGGTGTTGTACAAGTCGGTAAGACAGCTGACTTTGCTACGGCATTGCAGCACATGCAGACACTCGAGAAGCGGTTGAATGAAGCGTTCCTGATACTGTCAGTTCGACAGTCAGAGAGAACAACCGCAGAAGAGGTACGTATGACACAGATGGAACTAGAGCAACAGCTCGGGGGACTCTTCGGATTACTCACAGTTGAGTTCTTAGTACCATACCTCAACAGAAAGCTGAGTGTATTCCAGAAGACAGGCGAGATACCACGTATACCAAAAGGTATGGTCAAGCCTATCATTGTAGCTGGTATTAACTCACTAGGTAGAGGACAAGATGTACAAGCACTTGGTCAATTCTTACAAACCATAGCACAAACTATGGGACCAGAAGCTATAGCTACATACATAAACCCAGAAGAGGTTGTAAAACGACTAGCAGCTGCACAAGGTATAGATGTACTAAATCTTGTGAAGAGTGTGCAAGAAGTTCAACAAGCAGATCAGCAAGCTCAACAGCAGCAGGCTGAGATGGAAGCTATCAAAGCTACCCCCGGTATCATGAAAGCTCCAATGCTAGACCCTTCTAAAAATCCACAAATGACAGAACAACCACCACAGTAATTATATGGAAGGCAACACACTAAGTATGGAGTCTAATGTTGAGACAACAACTCTCGACAATCTCTCAGCAGAAGAGCAAGACTCCCTTAAAGTTGGCGAGCAGATGCAAGAGGCTCAAGATAATCTACTAGCAGGCAAGTATAAAAACTCTGAAGAGCTAGAGCAGGGATACCTTGAGTTACAAAAGAAGCTAGGTCAACAAGAAGACACCGCAGAAGAAGGCGAAGAAGCACCACTTGAAGAAGGTGAAGAAGAAGACCTTGGCATACTCGATGAGCTATGGGAGTATGAAAGCAACAACGAAGAGTTTCATGAAGAAGCTTTAGAAGAGCTTAAAGGTATGGACCCAGTAGATCTAGCTAAGATGCACATAGAGTATCGTAAGCAAGTAGAAGATGGCGAAGCTGGAGGAAAAGATTTCTCTGAGCAAGACATTTCAGAACTTAAAGGTATTGTTGGCGGAGACGAAAACTATACTAATATGGTACAGTGGGCACAAGGTGCACTCAATGAAACAGAAGTCAATATGTTTGACGCTGTTATGGCTAAAGGAGATCCACTAGCAGCTTTCTTTGCAGTGAGAGCTTTAGCCTATGCGTACAATGATTCAATCGGATACGAAGGAAACATGGTACAAGGTAAAGCACCTAAACAAAGCAACGACCAGTTCCGTAGTCAACAAGAACTTATAGATGCTATGAGTGACAAACGCTACGAAACAGACTCAGCATATCGTAAAGATATAATGAGTAAATTAGAAAGATCACCAAACGTTAAATTCTAGGAGAACAAAAATGCCGATGGGAAAAGGAACTTACGGAAGTAAGAAAGGTAGACCACCAGCTAAAAAGTCTGGACTATCTAAGCTGCCTAAAGCAGTACAGAAAAAAATACTGAAGAAGAAGTAATGGCACAGCTCGGAATTAGAGATAAGAATTATCGACCTAACCAATACATAAATCCCATGCTCATTGCTGGGCGTGAGCCTAACATGGAAGATGCTCCATATAGAATCTTTGATAAGTCTAATCCCGAGCACCCTGACTATGACGGCAGCACAGATGAGGATGGTGATGTACAGCTAGAGTTACCTTTAGCAAAGAAGAATCAAAACATGACTATAGCTGGCGTTTTAAGACCACAAGATTTTGTTCCCTTCACACCAGCTACAAGAGATAATGATGGTTTCTCTATGCCTTACTTGCGAACTCCAGAACTACGACAGGAGGAGATGAAACATTTCTTAAGGTTTATAGAGAACTACAGAGATGGTATGGTACAACGCAACACACCTCTGATGCTTGCTAAAGGAAAGAAAAAGAAAAACAGAGAGCTAACTATTTATGAAGAGGCAGCTCGAAGAGATTTTGAAAAAGATATGGGTTTTAGTGAAGAGGGTTATGGTTATGATCCTGATGAAATCGGACCTTTAGATGACTTACTTGATGGTGTATAATGGCAGTAAAAAAAAAGAATGTATCTCTCCGAATCGGTAAACACAAGAGCCGTAAGGGAGGTCTCACAGCAGCCGGTAGAAAAAAATACAATAGGGCTACC